AAAGAACAATGAGGCCGCACTATCACGCAGTGATATTCGGCCACGCGTTCTTGAAAGAACGATACATGGTGAGGGGCGGCAATATGCCGCTATGGAGTACACCCGACCTGGACAAGCTCTGGGGACTCGGAAACGTAAGCGTAGGCGCGCTAACAATGCAAAGCGCGCAATACACAGCCGGGTACGTGCTCAAAAAACTGACCGGAAACGACGGATACGTCCACATGGACGACGAAACAGGAGAAATTACGTGGCTCGAACAGCCACGAGCATACATGTCACTAAGACCAGCCATCGGTCTGGACTGGTTAACCAAGTACGGAGACGACGTGTACGCATGGGATCACGTCGTCATCGACGGGCAAGTACAAAAGCCGCCGAAATTCTACGACCGATGGCTGAAGAAAAGATCAGACGTAGCTGAAGAAATGATAAAAAAAGAGAGAATGAAAAGAGCTATTAAGCTAACACAAGATCAGACGCACGCACGCGCGGAAAACGCGCGCGCACGCGGAAGAATGAAGAGCAAGAAGGTTTAGCCACCAACGGCCATAGGGCCGTGGCTAAACCTAAGAAGGGGTTACCCACCGGATACCCCCTAAAGGGGATATCCCGTGGATAACCAGAAAAGAGAAGAGGGCTTAAACCCTCAAACAACAGGAGAGTAAAGATGAAACGCAACATGACTGCACAACAACACAATTTCGCACTGATACCCGGCACGCAGGTGCAAAGAAGCCGCTTCCGAATGCGGCAGACGAGAAAACAAGCATTCAACGCTTCAGAACTCGTCCCGATCTACTGCGAGCCAGTACTGCCAGGAGACGTCTGGGAGCACAAAGAATCAATTATGGCGAGACTGTCAACGCCAATCGCGCCACTGCTCGATGACCTCGACATCGAAACGTTCTACTTCTTCGAACCAAACCGACTCACGTGGCGCGGAGAACTGCAGGGCAACCTGTGGGAAGACTTCATCTCCGGGAAAAACACAACGCTCGTCATGCCAAAAATCCGGCCATTCCTCGGATCGGACTTCGAAGTCATCGAAAATGGTCTGTTCGACCACTACGGCATACTCCCACAGAACTACAACGCAGCGAACCCACGATTCGCAGTGAACGTACTGCCCATCTGGGCGTACTTCGACATCTACAACAAGTGGTTCAGAGACCAAAACCTCCAATCCGAATTCGTGTGGGCACAAAACTGGACAACGTCCAGCAGCAACGCCATCACACGAGACACAATCCCGTGGGACCAAAAATGCGTGCGCGCAAACAAGCGACACGACCAATTCACCAGCTCACTACCGTGGGCACAGAAAGGCTCACCGGTGCAAATGCCACTCGGCGTCAGCGCACCGGTGTACAACGAAGAGGGCATCAACTGGACCAACTTCGTCAGCCAGGACTACACAACGCCCGCGGCCGCCGTACCGCAAACACTCGACATCACGGCAGTCACACCGCACGTGATTCCAACCGCAGCGCTCAGCGGAACGCTGAACAACCAGCTCCGAATCCCAAAGAAAAGCGAGACCGCAATCCACGGCACAAGCCTCTACGCGGATCTCTCCACAGCAACGGCGGCAACCATCAACTCCATGCGCCTGGCCGTAGTCACGCAACACCTGCTCGAAGCAGACGCAAGGGGCGGCTCGCGATACGTAGAACAACTGCTCGTACACTTCGGAGTACGAGCACAAGACAGCAGGCTACAGAACCCCGAATACCTCGGGGGAAGCCGAATCCCAATCACGATCAACCCGATCGCACAAACGGCCGCCTATTCACCGGACGGCGGAACCACGGAAAACGCACTCGGCAACCTCGGCGCGGAAATGCACGCGAGCGGAACGCGTAGAACGTTCCGATTCGCAGCACCGGAGCATGGCTACATCATCGGCATCGCAGTAGTCAGAGCGACGCCGACGTACCAGCAAGGAACGAGACACCACTGGCGAATCAACACGCGCCTCGACCACTACTTCCCCGAATTCGCGAACCTCGGAGAAGAGGCGATACCCACACAAGAAATCTACCAGCCGGCAAACGACGTGCCGAGCGTCGCGACATGGGGCTACCAAGAGCGCAGCTACAGCTACCGCTACACGCCCAACGAAATCACCGGCACCCTTCGCAGCACAGCAACAGCGGCGATGGACTGGTGGCACCTGGCCGAACTGTTCGCAACCGAACCGGGCCTCAACCCCGGCTTCATCACGGACAAAACGCAAGAAGTGCTAGCACGCGCACTGGCCACGGACGACGACGAAACGTGGTCAGCACAAATCATCATGGACATCCTCCACGATGCCACCGTAGCGCGACTCATGCCGGCGTACTCCGTACCCGGACTGAAGAGGTTCTAAATGGACCCAGCAACCGCAATGGCACTAGGGGTCGGCGCAGACGTCTTCGGCGGACTGCTCGGAGCGTCCGCACAAAAGAAAGCCAACAAGACAAACATCATGCTCACACGGGAGAACCGCGCATGGATGGAAGAAATGTCCAGCACATCGTATCAACGAGCGGTGACAGACCTGAAGGCTGCTGGTCTCAATCCAATGCTTGCATACGCTCAAGGCGGTGCAAGTTCGCCTTCCACCAGCGCGGCCACAGTGAACCCAGTGGATCAACTGGCAAAGAGCGTCCACAGTGCTGGATCGAAAGCGATGCAAGCCATCACGATGCAGCAGGGCTTGGCGAACGTGGAACTCACGCGAGCACAAACCGACAAAACGCTGACTGAAGCGCAAGTCGCCGCCGGAAGCCGCGAAGCCGACATCGCGGCCCGAAAACTTCAACCACAGCAGATCGAACAAGCGATCAGCAACATGAAATCACAAGGAGACATCAGCGACCTCGAAGCACGCAGACTGCGCAGCATGATTCCGCTGCTCATCGACGCGCAAGAAACCGCCAACAAGCTTCAGAAATTCCAGATCCCATCGGCCAAAGCCGAAGCAGAACTCTGGGAAAAAATGGAAGCCGCAGGCAAAGCAACAGGCATGGGCGCATCGGTGATGCGCGGCCTGAAAGACCTCATCAGCATCATCCGAAGTGGAGAAAAACGATGATCACGAAAGCCAGATACCGCGAACGCGCCAAAGCTCTCGCAACCCGCAACACCGAAGAATCGAAAACCGACCAGTCAAGCGCCGCACAGACGGACATCAACGTCATCATGAAGCGCTACTTCGACTTCGGAACAGTGACAGGCGTCACAAAGGCGCCGATCTACGGCGACTTCAGCATGCTCCCGGACAACCTCCGAGGCATGATCGAATACGCACGGCGCACCGCAACACTGCGAGACGAACTACCCGAGGAATTCCTCGGGATGACCATCCAAGATCTGGTCGCGTTGACGCCCCAAGCGATCAACGACATACTGGTAAACAGCCGAACACCGGCCGAACCACCCACAGGTGAACAAAAATGAAGCTCTACGCGATACGCGACCGACTGATGAACTACTTCCAGCCGCCATTTGTCGGAGCATCCGACGAAGAAGTCATGGCAAGGCTGTCATTCGTGATCACACAAGGAGAAACAAAGGATGCGCTCATCCAAGCGCCACACCACTTCGAACTCTGGAGGGTCGGCCAGGTCGACGAGCAAGGGCACATCGAAGCCCTGCGCGAATTCCTCGCAGACTGCAACACACTCGTCCGCCACACCGGCGCCGAGCGCCTCGGAGACCGAAAAGAAGCACCTGGTCCTCGACGGGAATCCACCGAACCAGGCGCTCGAGCGCCTGGCTCACAGGAAACAAGCGCTGGAAACCAAGCTCAAGCTACTGGAGGGCATCAAGGAGACCCCGGTGCTCCTCTACCGGAGGCGCCACGAAGCCCGCCTGAGGGTCCTCCGGCGGGAGCTGGTGGATACACTGGCGGCGATCGAGTGGGAGAAGACGAAAGGGGACACCTGAAGTACCCCTTCGTCTAGAAAGCTGACACCACTGCCTAAGCAAGGGGTGTCAGCAGGACCAGTTGTATCAAGTAGGAAACTGGTCACGGACAGGGCAAAGCCGTAAGTCCGAAGAAAGTGCAGGCAGAGCCCGGGCCCCGGGGGTAATATCCCGGGGCCCTTTACATTCACAAGGAGATATGCATATGGCGAGACGCCCCATGTCATTCAAGAAACACGCACGAAAGTACGCGAGTGCGAAACGCACCACGCGAGCAATCAACAAACCCGCAATGAATCTGCGGGGTGGCCGCAGACTGTGAGCTGCGAGTACCCACGCACCGCATACCGCCCCACCTCTGGTGGGGCGGTTTCGTTTAAGCCACCGAAAGGAGAAAGCTACCAACAACTACAGCTGCCCTGCGGACAATGCATATTGTGCCGACAGGAGCAGACACGACAATGGGGAGTACGAATAGTGCACGAACAAACGTGCCACGAGTATTCAAGCTTCGTAACCTTCACGCTTGAAGACAAACACATCAACAAATTCGGAAGCCTCGAATACGAAAAACACATGCAGCCCTTCTGGAAAAGATTCCGAAGGTACTGCGAACGGAGAAAGCTTCCACGACCAAAGTACTTCGCCGTCGGCGAGTACGGTGAAAGAACAATGAGGCCGCACTATCACGCAGTGATATTCGGCCACGCGTTCTTGAAAGAACGATACATGGTGAGGGGCGGCAATATGCCGCTATGGAGTACACCCGACCTGGACAAGCTCTG